TTTTAAAACAGAGAGTTAGTGTAATCGGTTAGCACAAAGGGGAGTGAAAGCAAACCTGAAATACAGGTTCGAATCCTGTACTCTCTACAAAAATAATATTAAAACTAAAATATGGAACAACCAAAAAGGTTAGCTAAATACCTTAAAAGCAAATTAATAAAATTTGAAATCTTTGATGAAAAGTATTTAGTACTTGGAGAAGATGATGATGAAAAAGAATTCTTAATTGTAAGTGAAAGTGCAATGATTATGGATGAGAATATGATGTTCCTTCCAATATCAGATACCGAAGTTGATGGATTTGTTTATTCTTTTTGTGGAAGATTTTATCTTCAGGATTACGAAGAGCGACAAACCCAAATGATTGAATTAATCAATTATGGAAAAGCTGTTCAAAATTTACCTATTAAATCGTTTCTTGGTGTTCACTCGGGATATGAATTACTTAATGGAAGTGGATCATATAAAGATTGGATTAAGAAATCAAAATTTTTAGGAGTTGAAACTTTAGGTATATGTGAGAAGCATACTTTATCTGGAGCACTTGTATTTCAAAATGAATGTCAGCAGAATGGAATTAAATCTATTATTGGAATGACAATTCAAATAAATGGAAAAGAATTGTTTGATATTAAAGCTTATGCAATTAACTTTCAAGGATGGTTGAATTTATTAAAGTTTAATTCAAAAATTAATGTAGATAAAGAACCTTCCATAGAGTTAGAATACTTAATTGCGAATAGACTTGGTCTATATATTGTAGCTGACCCAAAAGAAATGGATTTTGATGAAGTAGAATTATTCGAAAACCACATAGACTTTTACCAATTAGATACAACTGTATTTTTAAATGAAGATAAAGATACTTGGTTTATTAACAATATGGAAAAGTTCTTAGGAAGCGATTTAAGGCCAATTAGTATCAATGATGCATATTACCTAGAGAAAGAAGATTACATAGCAAGAGAAGAACTGTGGAAGGTTGGTAAGATCTTTGGAGACAAGACAAATAATCAATACTTTAAAAATTCAGACCAATATGCAAAAGAACTTATTTCAATGTTTGATTCTGAAGATAAGGGCTGGATATCATTATATAAAGAAGCGATAGCTAATGAAAATACATTAGTTGATTCATGTAACTTTATTTATGATACAGGAACAAGGCACCTACCTGCATATGAGATGACTGAAGAAGAGTCTAATAAGCACAAAGATAATGAGTCGTTATTTTTATATCTTTGCACAGAGGGTTTTAAAAAGAAGGATATTAAAGATCCTAAGAAATACATAGAACGTCTTAAAAAAGAGATAGAAATTTTAAAGCGTGGTGATGTAATAGATTACTTTTTAATTCTTCATGACATTGTTAGATATGCTGGCGATAGAAAAATGTTAACAGGTATTGGTCGTGGATCAGCTGGTGGAAGCTTAGTTGCTTACTTACTTGGAATTATTCATGTTGATCCTTTAGAATTCGATTTGTTATTTGAAAGATTCTTGAACTCAGGGAGAATGGGACATTTTGAAGATCGGCCTAACTTTATTTATGAAGGGGAAAATGGCGAGACAATAGAATTAGCGGAAGGTGAATTAGCTAGGGTTATCAGAAATAATAAAGAAAGAATCGTTTATTGTGAAGACATTAAAATTGGAGATAGAATAATTAAATACTAAAAAATGAAAGATTTAAAAACGATTAAATTAAAATTTAATAGTAATGCGGCTAATCCGTATCATACTATTTCAGCGATGACGGCGGATGAAACATTCGAACTACTTCGAACACACAACATAATGTTGGGTGAGGTTATTTTTACATTATATGAAATGAGGATATTGATGAGCCTTATTACAAAATCAAGATTTGATTCTGGTAAAGATATCATATATCAAAGAGACTTAGTTAAAGTTCTTGGTAAAGATGGTCAATTGTTAAAATAAAGTTAAAGGCTAATGGTTATAACCAAATGATTAGTATATTTAACGAAATAATAACAAATGTTAAAACCAAAATTATGAGAACAGAAGTATTAAATGTAAAGTACAAAGGAAAGTATGAACAATTCAAAACAACTTGGAAAGAAGAAGAAAAAGATCTTCCAGCTGCGAATATTCATGCTGGCCATGTGTCTACTAAGTACACAAAAATCACATTAGTAAAAGTAATAAAAAATGGAGAAGAAATGCCAATGGAAAAGATTGGTGAAAATTTTCAAGATATTTTAGTATGCGCTGCATATAGAAAACGAAAACAATTAAATAAACTAAAAGTATGAAACAAACACAATTTGACAGAGTAAGAACTTGGGCAACGGTCCGTGGACTTTATGAAAAAGGAGATCCAAAAACACAATTTGTTAAACTGATTGAAGAAGTCGGAGAAACAGGAAGAGCAATTCTTAAATCTGATGAACCAGAAATCAAAGATGGATTAGGAGATGCATTCATAGTTCTAGTTAATCTTGCACATTTATGTGGATATACATTAGAAGAATGTATTCAAGAAGCCTTAGTGGTTATCGAAAAGAGAACAGGGAGAATGGTTGACGGAACATTCATTAAAGATGAATAGCACACCAATCATAGACGCAGCAAAAGAGATTTTAACAAAAGATGATGAACATAGAAAATATGGAGATCTATTAGAATCTACTGAAAAAACTGCCAAAGTAGCTTCGGTGCTTTATGGAAAAGAAGTACCGACTGAACTTGTAACAATGATCTACATTGCTGGAAAGATATGTAGACAAGGTTACTCACCAAAAGACGATAATTTAATCGATCTTGTTGGATACACAGAAATTTTAAACCATATAATGAAAAATAAAGATGCAGTATAAAAAAGACAATTCAGAATTTAGAAACGACCAACCACAACCAGTGGAGTTTAGGAATCATTTAGAATCTATCAAGGCAACAATATTTCAATGTCCAACAATGGAGGATCTTGAAAAATACATTCCAGAATTTGTTTCAATAACTTGGCTACAAGAAATTGAACAAGTAGAAGCATTTATGGAATCACGAGGAATGACTCGTCGAGATGTGGTAATGGAAATGTTCAATTGGAGAACTTTACCAACAGCATGGGAAACAATTAGAGTAACGTTTTTATTAGAGGGATTAGACATGACAAATGTAACCCATACAATAAGACATAGATTATTCTCATTTAGTGCACAAAGCACAGATCCAGTTTCAATGTCATCTCATCCAATTATGGAGAATGAAGCATTCTTAAAAGATCCTGAATTATTAGAAATGTCAAGAAGACTTTGTAACGATGCAAATACACTTTATGATAGAGCTTTAGAAAAAGGTGTATCTTATTATGATGCTAGACATTATATGCCAAGGGCAAAAGAAGCTAAGTATTTCATGAGCGGATCACTTAAAGATTTTATCATGTTTGTGAAAACAAGAATGGGTGTTCAAAATCAACCTATCTCAGATAACGTTTTAGCGTTGAGAGTTAGACAAGCGATTTTAGAAAGATTTCCATTCTTAGAAAAGCAAATGCCAGTTAAACCAACCGAATGGCATTATATTAATGCTATCAATGAAAAGTTTAATTTAAACACTTGGCCACCGTCAAAACATCACCAAGAAATACTTGATGAAAAAGGAATTGACATAAGTCATATCGAGTTTGATCATCATGATCGAAAAGAAGACTTAATTGAAAACCAAGTTGGTGAGATGATTAAAGAAGCAATTATTAACAACGAAATTTAAAAACAAAAATTATGATAAGCAACGTTTATATTGCAAGTCCTTTTTTCAATCCATTACAAATTCAAATTGTAGAAGATATTAAAGAGGCATTAACAGAAATCGGAGTAGAATACTATTCTCCAAAAGATGCAAATTTATTCGAGAACTTTAAGGACATGGATCCTAAAGTAATCTTCGAAGAGAATGTCGTAAACATATTAAATAGAGATGCAGTTGTTGTTGTAACAGATGGCAAAGATGTAGGAACTATTTTCGAAGCTGGATTTGCTTATGCAAGTAAAATTCCAATCGTATATGTATGGTTAGACAGGCCAGAAGGAGCTAAGTTTAATTTAATGTTAAGTCAATCAGGAAGAACGGTAGTTGGATCTATCGACGAGCTTAAACAAGCTTTTATCCAAGGATTGCCTCAAACAGTTTTCATGGGACTTCAAGAATAATGATAGGCTTTAAAGATGAAGTAAGGGATTTCGATATACAGAGATCCCTTAACCTCCAAATGAATCCTCTTTACAATTTAAAAAATATTATCAGATATAATAATGTAGAGAAGATTAATACGGAGTCGGTAGCTGAACATACATTTTTTGTAATGTCAGTAGTAAATGAACTACATAATTTTTATAATTTTAATTTGGGCAAAGCTCTTCAAATGGCTTTGGTTCATGATTATCCAGAAATTTATATTGATGATATAGCGTGGCCAATTAAAAATGCTTATCCAAAAGTGGCGAAAGCACTTCATGAAGCAGAATTAGAGGCTATTGAAAAATTCTCTCCAAATGTTGTAGAATCATTTCTAGAATATGAAGAGAAAGATACAATAGAAGCATTGGTTGTTTCATTTGCTGATATGTATTCAGTATGTATGTATTCTGCAAGTGAAAAGCGCTTAGGAAATGCTAGTCATATTAGGCATATTGCAGAAAGATCCCAAGATGACATGAAATCAAGAATGAGAAGGTTAGAACAATACAAAAGATGAAACACCTTATAGAAATAAAAAAAGAAGATATGATAGTAAAAAACATAGTGCGTTCTACGAAGCCAAAGTTGGTGAATGGAACGCTTCCCTGACATCGATCAAGATTTATGTGGTAAAGATAGAGCTGAAATAAAAGCCTATATGGAAACTCGTTTTGGAAAAGAACAAGTTTGCTCAATTGGAACGTTTTCTACATTTAGGCCAAAAGGATTAATTAAAGATCTTGCTAGAAATCAATCAATTGACTTTTCAGAAGTAAATTTGATCACCTCAATGTTTTGGGATGCTGATACTAAATTCATAGATGTAATTAGAAGATCGTGTACTGAGCCTAAATTGAAATCTTTTATAAAAAAGAATTCCGACATATTTAATATGTTGCCAACATTATTGGATCAACAAAAAACACAATCAATTCATGCTTGTGCGATGGTTGTATTCCCAAGTGTAATGACAGCAAATGAATGGGCGCCAATGAGAATGCAACAAGGCTTAATGGTTTCAGAATGGTGCGGGGGTGAATTAGATGATGCAGGATTCCTAAAAGAAGATATTTTAGGAATTAAGCAATTAGATAAGTTTACAAGTATCTTAAAATTGATTGAAGAAAATGGAAAAGAAGTTCCAGATATTTATAACTTACCTCATGATAGAGAAGTTTATAGATATTTTGGAAATGGTTGGAATGGCGATGTGTTTCAATTCGGAACTGCTTCATTAAGTGAATTCACTAGATCGATGAAACCACAAGGAATGAATGATTTAATTGCAGCAAATGCATTATATCGACCAGGGCCATTGGAAATGGGATTTCATCATACTTATGTAAAATGTAAGAATGAAGGAAAAATGGCGGATTACCTTTGGGGAACCGAAGAAATCACTAGAGAAACTTTCGGACTTTTGGTTTATCAAGAACAGATAATGAAAGTATTTCAAGATCTTGGTGGATTAACAATGAAAGAAGCTGATGATGTAAGAAGGGCGATTGGTAAAAAGAAGATGGAAGATATAAAACTTTGGAAATCTAAAGTTGAAACCGAATGTTTAAAAAATGGATGTACTGAAAAAGAGTTTAAAAAATTATGGGAAACTATAATTGAGTTTGCTCGATATTCATTTAATAAAAGTCACTCAACCGCTTATGCCATGACTGGTTATATTAGTCAATATTTAAAAGTAAAATATCCAATTGAATATTGGACTACCGCTTTAGATTATGGTGGAGAAAAAGACATCATGGCATACTTATCTGAAATTTTGCAATCTAAGCAAATTGAAGTTAAGCCGCCGGATGTTAACAAATCTGGAAGCCATATGACTTCTGATCAAGAAACTTCAACAATTTTCTGGGGAATAGAATCTATAAAAGGAATTGGAGAAACAGCTGCTATTCAAATAATAACTGAAAGAAAAGCTAATGGTCCATATAAATCATTTGCAGATTTTTATTTTAGACATACTTTTAAAGGATCTAAAGTTAACAAAAGAGCTTATGAAGCTTTAATTGGATGTGGTGCTTTTGATGAACTTTATAAGTTCAATGGAGAAGAAGAGCGACGAAGATTTTTACTTAAAAGATACAGAACTTTCAAAAAAGTAAAAGTTGCGAAACCAGAAAGAGATCCATATTCTTCTGTTGATATAAATCATCAATGGTGGTGGAAGCTTCAACAAAAAAGTTTAATTGGATTAGCGAGTATTGATTATGAACAAATTTGCGAAGACATGGAAATGGAAAGTAGATTTTGTTCAATATCTGAATTTAATCAAATGAATGATAAAGCAATTTTTAGATCATTTGGTGGATTTATAGTAGAATGCAAGATTGGAAAAACGAAGAAAGGAAAGTACGCTAGATTAACATTAGAGCATAATTATAAAATGCTAAAATTAATTATATGGCCAGAACAATATGAAGAGTATGCAGAGCAGCTTAAAAATTGTGAAAAGAAAATAATTATTTTTGATGGAGATTTAAAGTATGATGCTGGATGGAGTAAAAGCAATCAGTTTACAATTAAGAATAATAGTAGTTTAATTGTTTTATAGAAAAATGGGT